CCCGGGTTGCGAACCCGGCACTCTCAGAGAGAATTCTGCTCTGAGGCCTACGCATAACACCTCGTATTTAACCCATACTTGGGGCGTTTGGTCTCCGCCAGTAGTTAATTGCTTATGAGATTTGCAAATCTTTATATGCAAGGTGATTGGAATACCAATTCCAGTTACCGACCTTCACTCACAGAAGGCGAAGGAGCCTAAGATTAAACGCTACAAGGTTCGTAACCTTGCAACGCATCCCGTGTGAACGGGACTTCTGTAGGGTCTCTTCGTGACTGTTGCCTGCCTTTGGGGAGATATTCTGGAAACGGAATATAAAATATTACTTAGCACTTGCCCGGTGTTAAGGGGCAACTACGTAAGTCAAGAGAGAAAATCTCTTGCGCATCCAGAGGTCGCATAGCCCAATAGTTGGGGCCAGCGATAAGGTTGCTAAGGGAATCATCTGAAGTTCGCTTGGACATTTTGTTCTTGCAATGAATTTTGGTTCCTATGGAGCTAGCAAGTCTAGTTTTGGTCGAAAGACCACAGTCTAAGTGGACCACCACACCTCGATTCCCAGTGATGGGAGATCACGATTATGGTTCCCGAATGCGGGCTGAGTAAAATCAGCTATCTTAGTCATATACGGCGGAAAGGCACCTACAAAGTTGGTAACTAGTAGGATGTCTTGAAATCGTGTACCATCCAAATCGGGATGGCCTTCACAACCTGGTCACCACGGAAGTGGAGAGACAGGTCTCCGACCAGCAAAGTACTTATTACATACAATTTCTTGCATGCAACTTTCCATTTTACCGGTGCGAATATCAAGAGCCTTCAGTACATCTGCTGCTCTCCTTCGGGAGAGAGCTCCCACATATCTTATAAATGGGAGCGCACTTACACGAGAAGAAATTCTTCGTGTGCACCCCACGGAGCGATCCGTGGCTCATTGGGCAGTCTTAGTAGACTGGGATCTGCAGCGAACAAGACAATATGTTATTGTTGATCCAATGGACCCACAAGGTCTATTGTATCTTAATCATGCAGAATACCTTTCCCAAATGAAAGTGTGTGCGTCCGCTTCTTTAATGATGATAGTGGTCGCTAGACCCGGAACTAAAAGTCCTATTCCTTCTTCGGACCCTTCGCAAGATAACGATCCCTCTTCTCAAAATTCCCCCCCTTTTGGGGTTCGAATAGAATCAAAGTGGTCTCGAAACTCACGTACTTCATGGGCGACTTTCTTAGAACTGCGAAAGCAGATTCTTCGAATTTCGAACCGTAAAGCTGGATCGAAGATGGTTTCCGAGTCAGATGTTACCATCGACCGGACTCTGTATACATGGGTAAGACAACTTGCTCACTATGCAGAAGTGAAGCACCCAGGGACGTACATCCGGTACTTTATACCGCTCGTACAGCACCTTCAGAAGATCATGAAACATAACGGGCAAATGGCAGCAGTTACACATTTAAAGGTGTCTCTGTTTGCGCTCTACTCGTATATTTCAGGAAATCCTCTCAAATCAACAACACCTCTTGGCCACGGAATACGCCTAGTAAATGGTTTACCCAAATACTGGGATGTGGAACTGCGACGTTTTGTAAAAGAGGGGCGAATGCAGCAGATTAGGATCTTAGCATCAGTGCTAAACCTATATCGTGCTATGCAAGCGCCCCACCCCGATTTCTCGGTTGAAACAATTGTGCAGCCACACCCGAATTTAGATGGTGAAACGTGGGAAGAGTTTAAAATCTTCGCTCGGGAAGAATTCCCGAAGTGGTTGAAAGACCACTCACGTGTAAACCCTGAATTTAGATACGCTTCCGGTTTAGGTCACCTAGTATGGAGTGCGGGGGCGAACGTAACTGGATCGGCCATGGCCGGCATCACACGTGATGCAAGGGCTTGGTTTGTTAATCGTAAAGATACATCCCAAGATCCTCTTGTCCAGCAATGGTTTGATCTCCATGAAGACCGAAAAGCAAGTCTACAACTGAGGACAAGTGCGATTGAATCGCACTTTAACCTAAGAAGTCCTGATAAAGGATTTTCTTTCTCTCAAATGTTCTTTGGAACGAGAGACGCGTTTTCGAGCAATGCTTCGGTGTTTCCACCTCTCGATCCCCACGAAGGGGTCCATGCTCCTATACTAGGGAGGTTGCACGCTATTGATGAACCTGCTGGAAAAGTCCGTGTGGTCGCAATCTGTGATTACTGGACTCAGGTGGCCATGAAACCCGTGCACGAACATCTATTTAAAATCTTACGCGGCATCAAAACTGATGCAACGTTCGATCAAATAGGCCGTGTCAACGAGTATCACCAACGGGATTTATCACCCCATTGGTCGTTTGACCTAAAATCAGCAACAGACCTAATTCCGCTTTCACTTTATGTGGAAGTTCTCACGCCCTTGCTCATCCGAAAAGGAGAGACTTATGAGGCGGGAAGGAAAAGGGTCGAGCTGTGGAGCCGAATCTTAACAGATCGTGATTGGCTTCTTCCAGACAAGTCAGGCTTTGTTCGGTACGGGACCGGACAGCCGATGGGTGCTCTTTCGTCATGGGCGAGCATGGCAGTCGTCCACCACGCTTTAGTTCAATTCGCGGCAAAGCGCGCGGGTTACTCTAGCTGGTTTACAGATTACTGTATATTAGGTGATGACATAGATATCGCTCGGGACCCCCGCGTTGCGGAGGGTTATCAGCATATTTGTGCGGAGACCGGTATTAAAATCGGTCTCCTTAAAAGTTTGAAGTCAGCTAAAAACTGCTTTGAATTTGCGAATCAGAGATTTTGTCCGGAAGGCAATATCAGTCCTCTTTCTTATAAGGAAGAGCTTGTGGCTCAGTCTTGGACTGGCCGGCTGGAATTTGCAAGAAGGATTCTATCTCGATTTGGCACATCACTAAAGGACAAAGATGCCGCCTTACTACGTAAGACAGCCACTAACGCGCAGTGGAGCTTCCTCCAAAGTGAGTTAAGTGGTTCAAGACCTTCAAGTTTCCTGAACTTGTTCCGGTTTTGTCTCCTTACACCTTTCCAAAACTGGAGAGGTATAAAGGTAGAGTCTATTTTTAAATGGTTAGGCGACGCCGTCTCAGACAGCGATCGTTTAATCCTTAACACATTTTTAAACTCACCCGAACGAGTACTGGAAATCCAGTCTAGTCTCCACGATAACATCATTAGTGATCTTACTGAACGTCTCAAAGAGATCGCTCGGTCACCTGTCCCATACGAGTTTGCCCATAAAAAGGCAACACCCATCCACCTCGCCAAGCCCACTGGGTCGAGCGAGAATTGGTCGGATGCGAACCTCAAGAAATTTCTCGAGGCTCGAGCTCGGGGGGTTCTTCCCTTTCCTATAGAGTCAGACTCTAAGGAAACTAAAGAGTTTTATAGACTTAAAATTGAGGAGTTCAAAAAGATCTTCTCATGGAATGATCGATCTGATGTGCCTGCTCTCCCAGACGAACGTCTTGGGATACAAACAGCTATCTTTTCGATCATTTATGTAATGGACTGTGTCCATAAACATAACCTGCGCGTTTTCGAAGACGCGGTAGAGCTCCTTACTGATATCAAGTTATACTTGAGAGTTCGGGAGGTCTCTACCACAGGATCCAAGTCCATATTAAACTTCTTTCAGAGAAACCAGAGACCACGGGTTGCCCAGATTCTAAATGATAATCGTACTCCATTGGAGATAGCGATTTCATACTGGGATGAATTTTCATCTCTGTCATCCCGGATTACTCCGGATCTGACGCGTCCACTCTCAGAGTGGATGCCGAAGAAAGATGATACAACACCGGCAACTGGAATCTTTGCCAAGGGACTTGCCCTTTCACCGTCCCCACAGGCCGAGGCTCTGCGGGCGCCTATACGTGCTATCCTGCGCTCTGTTACAGAGACGACAGGAGTCATTGTCCCTGAGCTTCCATACCAGATTAGATCCGGTACAAAAGGAGGGAAATGGTTAGCTGTACTTCGCCTTGCTGCGAAAAACTATAAGTCAATCGCTGAGATCAGAACCCACTTAGATAAATATCTTCGTGTGGCTAAGAGATCGGTGTGGCTTAGAAGAGTCGGAGGAAGGAAAGAAGTTCTACCTGGGTTCTAGAGGTAGGTCGGTGCCTTGAGGCTTTTCTTGGGTAACCAAGTCAAGCCAAAGAGGTTTAAGATCTTGTTTGGGGAAGCTCATTGGGAGTACCCCGGCAAGCTCCACCGTAGGCTTCCTGGCTGATATCCACAACTATCCTGTCAGACCGTACCGTGCAGTACACGGAGGCGTTAAGGGGTTAATTGCAGTTACTTCTTCGGAAGCCCGGTTTCGCGAGCCGGGGCCCCCCC